GTTAAAGCCCAGCCGCGCGCCGCTATATTATCTTTTTCAAATTTTCTTGTTTGGATTGCTCCGTATAGTTTTCTAAATTTAGAACTAATAGGCGGCGATATACTAAGTGCGGAAAGAAGAGTATAGGTATGATCAGCCATATATCCTTTTTCTTCTTGAGCATAATATTGCTGAATAGTATTTTTAATTGTAGATACAACAGCTCCATAAACACCAGAACCACGTAGTACAGTATCTATCATACTGTTAATTGTTCTAGATATTTTTTTGTTTCTATCTCTTTCTGCTTTTTCTGCTTCTTTTTCATCTAGATCTTCATCATCATCGTCGAAGGCTAATGCAAACAAAGCACCTTGCAAAGCGGAAAATATAAAGTTTTGAACAAAGCCGTAGTATGCAATTTTGCTTACATTAGTTTTCCAGTCACCTCTACCGTTAATAAGATCTAAGCCAGCTTTTTTCATTAATCGGGTGTATTGCATAGGTGTATTAGCAAAAGCTAGCACAAGACGCCCTAAAACGCTTCTTTGTTCTTTTGATACTAACGCTGGGTCAGAAGACTGCTGTGCTTCATCAGATTTCATAGAAAAATCTAAAAACGCTTGCTCTTCAGCAGCTTCTTGCGACATACCTTGCTTTAGGTATGTATTTATTCTATTGCGATAAAATACGGCACCACCTGTTGCAATTGCAAAGCTATCTGCTAACTGTGTAGGTTTAAAACCTATTTTTAATAAATAAGCTAATATTGCTTTAGGATTTTTTCCAGAACCACTTGCTACCTGTGCTAATTCAGAATCACTAACGTCTTGCTTAAGGCCGCCACGACGCTCTTTTAACTTATCTGAATTAAATATAAAAGCAAAATCTTTCCAAAATTGTGGTTGGTTAGCATAGGCCATAGCAGCCTTTAATGGATTATTATCTGACCAATTTATAAAGTTAGTAAACGATAACATTTGTAATAATGCTGAACGACGGTTAAAAAACATGATTGCTCCTGTTGAACCATTAATCCAGTTAAGCCATTCGTTTAATTGTCTATTAGCACCAGATGGACGGTTGGTACCATTTTTCATTGCATATAAAGCATCTTGTAATGCTTCTCTATGCTTACGACCTTTAATAGCTTCTATTTTATTTAAGTTTTCTTCACTAAACAAAATATCAGCATTTTCTATAAATTCAGCTATTATTTCTTTACGACCAATTTTTTCAGTCATAGAATTTAAATCGCTAAGCACAGATTCACCTTCCCAAAAAGTAGAAGGCTTAGGCCAAGATTCTGTACGCGCCACCAACATTAAAGCTTCAGCAAATTCTATAAGCTTAGGCTGTTCATTTATAGCCTCTAATAATACGCTTATATCGCCTTCGTTCATGCCTGGAATTTTTGTACCCTGTAAAGTCCACATATAAACTCTTAAAGCCTGGTCATATGTAAATGGTGTTCCAGCTATTTCTTCTTTTAATAATTTATATTCTTGTTCGTATTCTTTTTTTACTGTTTTAAAATCGCGTTTTATGTTTTGACGCATTGTGTCCATAATCGCGATTCCTTTAAAGTAAGGCTTCATTAATACATCTTCAAAGAATTGCATATCTAAGTCACCTTGCTTGCCTTGTCCAGCAAAAGCATAATGCACAAGACCTCTAAAATCTTCAGCACCTGGTGCAATAAAGAATTTAAATCTACCTTTATTTTTACCTGCAAGCTGTGCACGAGTGCGTGAAAATTGTTGATCAGCAGGAATACCACTTTTTCTTTCAAGCATTTCGTTAAAACGCTTGTTTATATCTCCGTAGTCTTTAGCTTTACTAAATACACCATCATTACGTTTAGCGGAAGCAAAGTTCATTACCATAGCCTCGCTAAGCTTCATAATAGTTTTTGACGTGCCCCCTGCTTTTTCGCGAAATTCTAAATAGCTTAATTTTTTACCAGTTTTAGCCTCTAATTCTTTTCTTAAGTTCTTTTTTATTTTTTGAAATAACTCGTCATTATATATATTACCTCTATTATCTATTCCGGTGATGTCTTGCATTGTACCGCCACCAATATGCTCTAGATTAGCTGGGTCAATACCACCTTCATTTATAGCTGTATATCTATTAAAATACCTGTTCCACCAAGTGCCATGTAAAATGTCAAAATGCTCAGACATTCTTCTTTTATATTGTGGTGCTATTCTTGTTTCTGTGCTTTTATTTAGCGCAACAATCCTGTAATTGTCAGCTATAAGTTGATAATATTTAGAAAAATTAGAATTATGACTTACGGCTGCTTCAAGAAGTCCCATAGCAACACTAAGATTAGGAAACGAATGTTCGTATTCTATGTTAGTTGTTACTCTTTTTTCCTTTTTACCGTCTTTACCAATTACTTCTTTTACTATCGTATCTTTACCTAAGTCTGATTCCCAGGCGGTTATCATAGCACCGGTTCTTTGGGGGTGTGTCATGTCATTAGCGGACATTGACATGAATGTTACTATTGGCCTAAGGGTTCCTTGTTTATCATTTTCAATTAACTCAGCAATTCTTGCCCACATTGTTTCATGTATAACTCTTTGCCTAGCGTTTTGCAAACGTATTTTAGGTCTGTTTTTTCTAGCCGTTGCCGCGTCTGGCATAAGTGTTTTATAAGCTATAGGTCTTAAATCTTTCGCATCAATACCTTCTATAGGCGCGCCGTAATCATTATAATCTTTAAAAAATTCAACAAGTTCTTTTCTTATTTTCTTAAAATCTGCATTTGCTGGAACAGATGACGCATTTAATAAAGGTGTTGCTACACCAGTTTTTCCGGTTCTTTTATCTACAGGAAACCAAAGTTCTTTAGGCATAGTTTTTAAAAGACCTGAATCTCTTAAATCTATAAAATATTGTTTATATCCGTTAGGGCCATCTGCCTGGGAAAAATCATATATTTCAGCAATATCATTATCTCTTAAAAATATATTAAGCCCATTTTTAGCAACTTGCATTCTTGCTTGAACTGCACTTCTAGGAAGCTGCTCAAATTTTTTGCTAGTTTCAAAAATATTTGTCATTACTTTAGGCGCTAATAAGAACTTAACATTTCCTCTTTCTACTTGTCTGTTAAATTCAGGACCTAAATTTTCAGCATTTTCTACACCTAATCTTTTTTGATTTTCAATTAATGCTTGCGCAATAGTTGAATTAGGATTTTGCAACGCTTTTTTGATTATATCAAATGAAATTTCTTCAGCAATTGCTTTTGCTAAAGATTCTTTTTTACCTCTTAAAGGTGCGCCTTTAGAATCTATAACAGAAGATAAAAACAATTCATCAGATATTACACTTGATGCTTTAGGTACACGCCTAACCAATTCAGCACCAGAAGTTCTTCCAGCTAAATCAGTAGCGGTTGTTTCTCTATCTATTTTTTTACCTTTCCAATCACTTGTCCATTCGCCATCAACTTTCTTTTGAACAGCAAAAGGCATAGCTTGGCTTAGCCAGGTGGTAGACATGTTTTGTAATATAGCTCCTTTATTACGTATTAAAAATTTACGCAATTGACCGTCTTTTTTGCCGCCCATAGCTTTTTTAATATCTATGTCGACTTGCTTACCTACTTCTTTTTTAATTTCTCTAATAATAGGTGTAACAGTAACGTTTTTACTTACTTTAGCATCAATAGGACTTTTTAATAACGCTACTGTTCTAAGCACTTTTTCTTCTATAGCTTGCACTACAGCTTCGTCTACAATCTTTCTTTGTAAAAGATCTTTATACTCAGGTCTATTACTAATTATTTCTTCTGAAATAGGAGAAACTTCTGCAATTTGTCTTGCGCCTTCGCTATCAATACTAGAGCCTTGTCTTTCGCGTGCAGCTTCTTGAGCCAATTTTTTATTAGCGTCTAAAACAGCGCCTTGAACACCACTAATAGACATAATAAATTCAACAAAGCCGTCAACGCCAACAGTGCTACCGTCTTTTCTTTTCTTTGCTGGATCAAAATTAATTAAACGGTCCTGAACACTTTCAGCTACCATTCTAATTTTATCAGTTTGGCCAGGGAATTGGCTAACAATGTAATTATGTATTACACCCCCTTGCATTGTAGCTTCATATAAAGCCATAAAGCCGGGGTCTTCTTGAAATTCTTGCTTTGTATTTGCTTTTTTCGGTTGTATATCTTTTATAGCATCAAAAAGATTTTGTTTTTCAGTGCTTCTAACTCTAGAAAAATCTGCTCTATCCGTAGTTTCATCAGTTGCTTCTTCTTCGGGTTGTATTGCAGCATGAGTTATGCTAGTACCATATTTAGCTTTGCCACCAAAATGTGCCGCGTTATTAAAGTCCTTTAAGAAGTTAAATGTGCTTCTACCAGAGTTAAATACCTTTCTTTTAAATACTTTATTAAGCACTAGCATTGCTTGCTCAACAATACTAATATCAATTGTTTCTCCAGCTGCTAATAAATCAGAAAATGCGGTAAGTGCTTCTTCTAAGTTATATGTACCATCTTTTTCTTGGTAATTTTCTTCTAACCTAAACATTATTTTACCATAAAATTCAGGATGTGAAGATTCTAAGTAATTTAAAAATTCTTGACCTACAGTTTGTATATTAGCATCTTTAGCATTACCTAAAAGACTTTTAAGTTTTGCGTGTAGGACCTCATGCGCAAATACACCATACTGCCCTCTTTCAATTGCAGCAGTGCCATTTACAACAATTATATTTTTATTTTTATCTTTTTGATTGTCATAATTAACACCTACAAATGTACCCGCTTCAATAGCTTCAAATGCTCTTTGATGCTGGCTTTCGGTTATTTTTTTGTCATTTAGTAATTTATTGAGTGCTTCTCTTAAAGAATCTTCGTCAAACTCTTCAATAAACTCTATATCTAAACCTTGACTTTCGGCATACTTTTTAGCATTTGTTTTTCCATTAGTATATGAAGTTTCACTTTCTTTTTTAAAAAATATTTTATAAGCTTCTTCTTCTAATTGATCTTCTGTTGCTTCTTCATTTCTAGATTCTAAAGCAGATTTTGCGGCGCTAAGTATTTTTTGTTTTTCAAGTTTACTTAATTGCTCATATTTTAATTTTGTTCTAGCAATAAGATCAAGATTGCCGCTCATAAGAAACTCATACATTTTATAAGACTCTTGAGCTTCAAATGAAATTCTATTTTCCGCGCCTATAGTAGCATTAGCTTGATTTAGTATTTCATCTTTTTTTGCGGCAGCTGTGTCAAATATTTTACGCTGTTTATCTTTTATTTTTTTTAATTCTGCAGCGTTTAAATTAGAATTTAGTGCTCTAACAAAAGTATCGTTTGCTTTTGTCATAATACGCTGTAGCTCGCCAATTTCAAATAATTGCTGAACTGTAAATTCGCCATTTACAAAGGCTTCTAATATTTGGTTTTTTATACCATCAGAAGCGGCTGTTAGCTCTAAAACTTTGTCTCTAGTTTCTTGATCAAAAGAATCTAAGTTAATAGTACCTAAATCTGTATCATACAAATTATCAGTTCCTAGTACCTCGTTTAATTCATCTACAATTTTTTGTAGCTCTTTCTTTTGCTTTTTAGTTGTAAGATGATTTACAATGCCTTGTTTAAGAAAAGTTGGTGCACCACTTAAGCCAACACCCATTAAAGCACCTTGAGCAAAGGTTTCTAAACCTTCTTCAAAATAGTTTTTGTCTTTTCCTAAAATATGAATATCGGTCCAGTTGTCTACTAATAAAGTTGCATATTCTGAAGAACCTTCTACTCGTGCACCTTTTAAAAACGCTCCTGCTGCTGCTCTAGCACCTGTTTTAAGTGTTAATTCATCGATAGATCGAAAAGCGTTTTTCCATTTATTTAGAAGCGATATTGTACCAAATCTTTCAAAAATAACTTCAGCAGTACCATATAGTGCCTGAGAGGTTAATTTTTTTACGTCAGTAATATTAGCTGCTCTTGCGGCTTCTCTTAATTCTTGTAAAATTAATTCTTTATCCTGTAAATTTAAATTATTCCACTCATCAGAACCTTGGTTTATTATATTGCCTTTATTGTCATATTCTAAACCGTATCTAGAATTATATTTTATAAGTGTTTCTATGCCAGATAATCTTTCTCTTTCTATTTGCGCACCTGCGCTACCCGCGCCGGTTACAAAAAACATTGGAAGAGCGTATGGCCCTGTTGCTGCTAAAGATAAAGACGGTATAAGATTAGTTAAACTACCTGCTACCCATTGAGCTGCTGATGAAAGGCCCTCTATTTGTTCAAATTTAGGGTCTCTTTGAAATCTTTGTAATTCTAATTCGTATTCTTCTTCTAATTCTATAGAAAGTTCTTTTGTTGATTGTTCAAATCTTTTTAAATAATCCGCAGCTCCTTTATCCTGGGCATATTCTTCAAAAACAAAACCAGCAGCTCCCGCTAATTGTCCAAGCAAATATGTAGAAGACGGTATTAGCATCCTCTGAAAATTAGCTAATGTTTGTTCAAATCTATTATACTCTCTACTAGCATCTTCAATAGCCCATAATGCAGCGTCTTTTTCTTCGTCCATATACTTGCTTAATGCAGTATATCTGCCCTGTAAATCTGAGCCTCTTTCTAATATATTAGTTTGAGCTGTTAAAAGTGCTAAATATTCTTCTTCGGTTGGCTGATCTTTAGAGTTATATAAACTTACTTGTTTTTCAAATTCTTCTTTATCTTGATTAAAAATTAATATATCGTCTTTTATAGATTTGCTTTCTAAGGCTACATATTTTAATTCATTTTCTTTAATGGCTTCAATAGCTTGGCGCTCCCATTCTTGAGTATTGTAATTAAAAAATTTTCGTGAAGATTCACTTATTATAGCTTCTTTTCTTTCATTATCATATAAAGCAAGTTCTTCAGGAGTAAAAGAAACATCGTTATTACGCCATTTTATATAATCTTCTTTTTGCTTTTGGCTTTCAAAAATATTACTCACTCCACCAGTAGCATCATCATAAGAAGCTAAATCTAAATTTGGCTTCATTTTAAATTCCCTAGTAATTTCTTGCTGTAATCTTTCCATTTCAGCATTTCTAGAGTCAATTACTAATTCTTGTAACTTTTCTTCACTAATATCTTCTGGCTTTACAGCTTCTTTAAAATCATTATATTTTTCAGAAACTAATGGCGCTGAATTTTTTATATAATTAACGTCTGCAAGTTCAGCAATTCTATCATTTATTTGCTTATTTAAAACATCTGTATCTTTATAACCATCAAGACCCAAAAAGCCTTCTTTTAATGTTATAATTGAAGACAATTCACTAGCAGGTGTTAACCCTCCCTGTGCGGTTGGGGTAGGATCATCTTTGCGCGCTCTCTTTTTTATGATAATAGCGTCTCTACCAGCTACAGCCTCTTCTGCAATAAGACCATATTGAGCTATTTTTTCATTTAATAGGTTTACTACCTTTTCTTCGCTTTGATATAGCTCTCTTAAATTAAAATTTATAGGCTCAACCTGTACGGGTGACTCCAAAGAAGTATCGGCCAAACTGAAATCCCCAGCGGCCGTTGTTTCTACTGGTTCCGTTGGTAGAGTCGTTTCCTCCGGAACCGTTGTCTTTCCCTCAGTTTCTTTAATACTGTATTTTGATAATAGCTCTGGAATAGAAATTGCTTCTAATTCAGCCCATTGCTGTATATACTTTTCGGTATAATTTTCTGTGCCGTCTGTATACATGTTATTTTATTAAAATTTACTTATTTTTTTTGACCTGTTGATGTTAAATACCAATCTCGTAAGTCTGTAAACATCTCCGCGCTACCATCTGGTAGTTTTGCTGGTTTAAATTCACTACTTTGACCTGATCTAACCACTTTTATCCAGTAACCATCTTTATATGTTTCTTCACCGGTTTCTGGATTTTTTCTAATTCCAGGCGGCACATATCTAAAAGCAATATTAGGAGTAACATTAACAAAAGTATTTAAGCCATCTCTTGGTGCATCACTAGGAAGCGATAGAAATTGATTTTGAATATCCGTCATTGCCATATATCCTTTATCTAATTCACCGAGTGTTTTAAAAGCTCCACCTGTATTATTGTAAATATCATTATCGCTAACGTTTCCTGGATTTGTTTTTTTAGAGTTCGGGTTTTTGCGGTTATATTCTGCAATACCTTCTTTAGCAACATCTTGATATCCTGTAATAATAGCATCTATTACCTGCTTTCTAGTTCCAGCAATATCGTCTGGATTATAAACAATATTGCTAAAATCTAAACCATTAACAGTAAAATCGCTACTTATAATACTTTTTAAAGCATTTGGATCCGCTAACTGCTCTTCTAAACCTAATCTTAGGGTACTTATTTTTTGTTGTGAAAGCTCTGTATGTGCGTTAAATAAAGTGTTGGCTTGATCTGTTATAAATTTAGCTGTCTTATAATCCTTCATAAACGGAGGATCATAATCATTAAAACTAACTTCTTTATCGCCAATCTTAAACCCTAAGTTGCCATCTTGTGAAATTGTAAAAGGTGTAGGATTATCACTAAGCCCATAGATAATTTCAGCTTGTGCGTTAGATTCTGGGTCGTTACCAGCGGACCACATGTCTTTTTCATTCATTTCTGCAAAATCTAGCTTATTCTTTTTATAAGCTTTTATTTGATCAGAAAGATTACTTATGGAATTATTTATTTCATTTAGTTGATCTGAGTATGCAATATATTCAGGTGACGTTTGGTCTTGTATATTAGCTATTTGAGTGGTAGCATAGGCATATTGCGATTTTTTACTCATCAACCAGTTTTTTAGCGCCGTTTGACTTTGCTTATCTATACCGGTTAAAGGCAAATCGCTTTTAAGCTTTGACATCCAGCTATTAATTTCAGATGTTTTAGCAGCTACTTTTGCTTCTTTTTCTGCTTTTAAAGCTAACGCTTGATTTCTTTGCGTAGCTGGGTCAAGTAAATCGCCTAACTCACCCGCAAAATCTCTAGCCCTGTTTTGTGTTTGATATGCACTAACAACGGCTGATGCTGGATTTATTATTGATTGTTTTTTTGCCATGTCTATATTCTACCTGCTAGTGCATTAAGCGTCTCATCATCACCCTTAAATGCCGCTGCTGTTTGTACTCCTCCAACAATACCTTGCCCAATACCACCTATTAATCTTTGAGTAGCCTCTTGTCTTGCTTGGTCAGCCGCTTGTTTTCTTCCGGCAGCCATAGTAAGCTCTGTACCTATTTGATCGCGCTTCATGTTTCTTGAAATTAGATCACCTTGTCTTTCCATAGACTGCAATTGACCTGCCATCTGTCTTTGAGCCATTTGATTACCAGCTTCTTGCCGTGCAATATCAGCAGATGCCTGTTGTGCGTTTACCGACTGTTGATTAGCTAATGATTGTGCTAATGCCGCGATACCTGAGCCACCAGCCGCTGCACTCATATTACTCATAATATTAGCCATACCTTGAGCTTGTTGATTTGCGGCAAAATCAGCAGCTTGAGTATTAACTGTTAAATCTTCATATACGTTTTCCATATTAGCGTATGGATTAGAAACATCTTGGTTTCTAAACTCCGCCATAGACGCGTCAAACTCAGCCTGTGCGGCTCTTTGTTCACGTTTTCTTCTTTGGCTGCCTATAATCCCGCTAGCTATATTTAAGCCTGCGCTGGTTAATAAATTTATTGGTACCATATTAGTATATATTATAATTAATTATTACATGCTATTAGCTGCTTATAAATATTTCGGAACCAACAGCAAATAACTCATTCTTTTCTTTTTTCGTCCCAGTAACTTTTTTAGATGTACTAAATTTTAATACAGCGTGATAACCTAATAATCCAGAGGTGTTTATTTCGTTATCTTTTAGCGCAAAAACATACGCTCCTGAATTGGGAGGAACAGCCGATCTTGCTAATTTAACAATTACTGTCTTTCTATCAGCAGAAATTGCTGTTGTTGTGGGTGTATTAAAATTTTGAACAACGCCTCTTAATCGGTTTCTTGAAGCACCAGAACCTGTATATATTTCATCACCATCTGTTAAAGAAATATTTACCGGCTCAGCAAAAGAAAATTCATAAAACGCTCCCGGCGCACCTGCAGCTAATTGAACATTTAAAAGAGGCGCTAATCCTATAACTGAAAAGTTTCTTAGAAGTTTTTGTACATTATCTGTATTGTCAATATCTAATTTATCTCCTCTAATCCAACCATAGAATATACCTTCTTTATCTGTTGCTTGCGAAGATGCAGTTAATAATCCCGCCTGTTGCTCACCCCATTTACCTTTATCTTCTGTTTTTACAAACCCGGTGCCGTTTTCAGTTTCAACTTCACATAACCAACCTGCATCACCTTCATAATATACAGTTTTAAAGTTTTTAATAGAAGAAGGATTAGCATTTAAAACAACATCTACAGTAGAAGCATTTGGAATACCAAAAAATGTACCTCTTCTAAAGTTATCATGAGAATATATCTCACCGTTTCGGTAGCTATAGTACATGTTATTTAAAGATACCGCAGCTTCAGGCGCATAAGTAAGCCTGGTTGTCCACCCGTCAGACTCCTCTTTAAAAGAATAGCTTTCTGAACCGAACGCTACATTATAAGTATCCGTAGTAATGTCATATGACCCTACTAAACCGCCCGCGGTGTCGGTAGTAATAGCATATTCTTTTTCCATTAGATCGCTAAAGAAATCAGTCATGCCTTTATCAGATATAACGGTTATACCATCTGCAGATAATCTTATTATAGCACCACGAGCTTTATCTGTAAAGTATGATCTAAAACCATAATATGCAAAAGATTCAGGATTTTTAGATATACCATACTCCCCAGCAAAAGGTGTTGCTTGCCCTAATACATTATTAGTTGATACAAGCTGAGGGTTCCCATCTGCGTTAAACAATGCATCTTTATTAGCAAGTATTCTAAAACACTTATCTTCCATTAAACATAAAAGATCACCTCTAGCGCCTCCGCCTCTAGTATGTAATTTTTGTATTGTGCCATATATAGGGTTTAAATCTTTTGTAATTTTTAAACCTGCTATAAATTGGTTTGTTTCGTTTACACCTGATGTAGAGTTAAAAATACCACTATATATTAAACCAGCACCCCTACGTTCAGCCATATAAGGCTCTTTTAATATAGAAGATACTCTAACACCCTTGCCTACAGTTGCGGCGTTAAAATCATCGCGTATTTTGTCTGACTCTACTCCGTTATTAAAGCTAAAACAATTAGTAAATAAATTTAATGTTTGTGCGGTATTGCTCGCTATAGTGCTTACAGCAATAGCGTCACTAGCCTCATAGAATATTTCTAAATCTGCTCTTTCTATAGGCTCGGTTTCAAATATAGCTGGATTGTCTGTGCTTAATACACCTTCTGAATTATCGAATCTATCTTCGTATATTTCTATAGAATGTATTTTGCCTATATCTCCAAAGTTTTTATCTACAGTAATATCTATTTTTCTAGCTACAGAGCTAAAATTGCCAAACCTAGTGGTTTTATTTCTAGAACTTTCTCTATAATAGTAAAACTCATCTGATTGAGTAATAGTAAAAGGTTGAGAAGCTTGACCGGCTGCATTTACAAATCTTAGTTGTTTACCTGCTTTAAGATTATCAAAAAGACCATGCAGTTTTAACTGTTCAGAGGTTAATGTAGCATTGTTTTTTAATTCTGCATTTGTATAAGAATTACCGGATCCATTAACCGTTTTATTAGGATAAGCATCGCCAGCCCCGTAATCACCCATGTTTTTAAAATCACCAGCAAAACCCGCTACAAAACCAATAGAGAATGAATTTGGCCTAAGCGATCCTCCAGGCGGAGTATATTTATCTCCTGGTATTGAAAAATTCTTATTATTAGAAATACCATGGGGATTATGCGGATTTTCATCTATCGCAAATTCATCATTAAAACCAGCATGCACTTTATCATAACCAAAATTAGTAAGACTACCTGATTGCTGACCTAATACTTTTTCTTCTGCAATTCGTTTAGCTGCTGGAAAATCTGTCTTAAAAGGCATTACATGATTTATAAAACCCCCGCTTGCAGTAGCCGCTGCTGCCCTTGAAGTAGTATTAGTATAGCCGGTGGAAGTATCTATAGTACCTAAACTAACAGTATTAACGGTTAAATTAGCAACCTTAGATATAATATGATTTCTTGTAGTAGTATTCTGTTCTATTTTAACAAAAAATCTACCAGAAAATTCAGGCAAAGGCCTAATTACATCTTTATATATACGTACATGAAACTTATTAAACGAGCTTTGACCTAATGTTGTAAAAAAACTATCTGTATCTAAAAGGCCTTTATCTAATTCAATAGAAAATTCATTATGAGAAGGTGTTACTCCTCTTGAGGCTGCTGCAGTACCTGTTAAATCTGTTTCACCAGTAGGACCACCAGCTCTAACACCATAAATAGCACTAGATTGAGAAAAATCTTCACTAAAAAATTGAATTTCAAGATCGTCACCAAAAGCATCATGAAAATCTCTTTTATCAATTAATGTAGGCCCTCTAAACTTAACAATATTTTTACCTATAGTAAAAGATTTATAACCTAAATGTGGTAAAGCATTATTATTAGGTGCTCCTGTATTTACAAGATTAGCTGAAGAATCGTCTTGAGTTGCATAACAAATAGCAGACGCTACTCTATGTCTTCTTGTTTTAATAAAATCAGGTGCTTCGTTTTCTAATGAAAGAACTTTAAACCTGTTATTTCTAAGTATTGCAGTATTGCTATCGTGTTCTTTTTTAAGTATTAAATAGTCTCCTTCTTTAACTTTATTTCTTTCAGAAGAAGGAAAGCTTATCCATACATTACCATCTTCAGCAAAGTAAAATCTATCCATTGCTAAATTATGATATGGAGTAGCTTGGTCTTTTACATAAAACTTATAGTGCGTAGCGAAGCTAGGAAAATGTACATTGCTGCCAAAGAAATTTAAATCTAACTTAGCTTTAAGAGTATTTACTTTATCACAATTTTCTTTTTCTACTTTTATGCTACTATTTTGAGAAACAAAAACAGGCGTTTCTCTACCAAACTCATCAATCCATGTAACACCAATTTGATAATCTCTATCAGATTTTACACTAGCTTGCCCTAAATTAGTAAGAGATCCAGGGTCATTAGCTTGTTCAGCAGTTATTGAAGCGTTATCAACGCCTTCAGTAGTAACATTGTAATTTTGTACATAATTACCATATACTATTCTATTACCAATTACTTCTTGCGCTTTAGCTAGCTTAGGAACATTGTCATATGGTCTAATTAACTGATTAGCTTCAACAACAGGCCCTGAAGGCGTCTTATTAATTATATATGATGCGGGAAACGAGCTTCTTTCAAATGTTTTTATTTCATAAATATTATTTGAATTGCTTGCTTTATATAAAAGCTCAATAGCTTTAGCATCAGCAGGAAGTGTTTGAAAATTTTTAAGAACAACTCTTCTTACTTGATTGTCCATGCCTTTATTAAAAGCAGATGTTTGCGAATATGAAAAAGTGCTAGCAACAAAAGCAGCTTTACTAAAAGGCGCATATGGCGAATATTCTCCGTCAAAAAATTTATATCTATATGTAAATCTAGCAAAGTCGTCTTTAAATATAGGATCGCCTTCTTCTAAAACAGCTTCCCAATTTAAAACAGAATTTGGCATGTTAACACTGCCGGAAATCATAATTAATTCAAACTCACGGGTACCTCCAACGCGACTATTAACAGTAGCTCTAACTTCATATGTTATTAAAGAGCCGTCTGCATTTTTTTCTCTTGCTGTAAGAAGTACCGTTCCTTTAGGAGACGCACTTATTGCAGCGTCAAAATTATCTAAAGCTGAGGTTCCTAATAAAGTAATATTTATAGGAGTACCTGTGCCTAAAGGTCCAAAATTACCATTACTAAAATTACCTGTAGTGGGAGCGGGCTCTAATACTGTACCTAAATTAGCATTAGCGCTAGCACCAGCAAAATATAAATCAGTTGCAAGATTAGTTAAAGCTAATGCAGCATTAGGCGCTTTTTTAATAACTGATATATCTTCTTCTGTAAATAGTCTAGGAGTTCCAGAACCATGCTGATATATATGAGTTGTGTTATCAATAATATTTGAATTCGTAGAGGAAACTTTATTTATTGTACCTCCACCTTCATCAATACCCTTAGATGCATTTTTAAATCTTTCAATATTTAATCTACGTGGCGGGTTAAAATCGTCTGTCCAAAATAATAAACCTTCAATTACATTAATACCTGTAATTTTTCTACCAATTCTAAAATTTAATACTTGACCAGAAAATTGACCTCTCAAATCTACTATAACAGGTACAATGCTATTAGATGCCTCATCGTATTCAAATATTGCGCTTTTGTTTCTTGTTTCAGTAGCTATAAACCAATATATTTTATTGTTTTGCGTATCAGCATATGTACCGATAGTTCTTGGTTTATCGCTTTCAAAGCCGAACTGCTGCACCCAATCATTTCCTGAACTATCAAAAGTGCTTAAACGCTGTACTTGATTGCCGCGCAAACTTTCTATAGCACCTACATCAGAGCCTAAGGACGTACTAACTTGTATATTAGCCGCATCTCGATATTGACCGTTTGGTATTAATCTTTCATCGAGGTCTTTATTCATTTTACCTCTAACGAAATTATTTTTTAATTCAGGCATATATTAGTGTTTAATCCACTTAGATTGATTTCTCATTACTTGTGCTAGCTCTGCAATTTTTAAATTAGATAAACGGAGCTTAGCGTTTCTTTTTGCTGCACGAGCTTCTTTTTTAAATCTTCCGACTAAATATTCTTGAGTATTTGCGCGTGTAGCCAATATTGCGTGAGCAATGTATTTATATATAGCTTCTTCAGCAAATTTGTGTACTTTTTGATCGTCTGTGCCAACGCCGTCAGATATATAAGTAAGTTTTATTATTTGTCCAGATAAAGCTGAGCTGAAACGAGCAACGCCTGAAGATTGGTCAATATAAAATAAACCGTTTGATTGAGCATGCTCTGGATTTATACCATATCTGCGACCAAATCTATACAAATCAAATAAATCGCCGTCTTCGAATCTATCTGTATCTCTATTAACTGTATCTGTATTTGCTGTTTTAAATCTTGTTAAACTAGTAGACTCCGCATTAACATCAGCAGTGCCAAATACAGTAGGTGCAACATCTGAATTAGCTCTCGTAGGATTATCAGCTGTTCCTTTTAGTGATGTTGGGTTACTAGTTAATCTTGTAGGGTGTATAATTCTTTCTATACCGTCATCATCTATATAAGAAAAACGTACATAGTTTACATAGTCTTGCGGTAATACAAAGCTTAACGCTGGACCTAATTCAGCTTCAATAGATTTATCCGAAGGTATGGTATCAAAACTAAATTCTTGAATAGCTCTACGAGTATGAAATAATACGTCTGTTTTTTTAACTTTACTTATAATTTTATCTTCTCCTACATAAGCTAAAATAAAATTATTTACCAAATCTGATAAACTAACAAATTGGTAGCTGCCATAATTTGTGCTGTTATCGTAATATCCTTTTGTAGTTTGATTTAATAATCCCATTTATTATGTCTTTTCTTGTTGTACGCCTTGTGCGTCTTTTTGACCGGCATATTGAGTTACATCCATTTGTTTCGTTAACATACCTGCTAGCTCTAAAATTTTAATTACAAGCTCTGTTTCTTCAGAATTATGTAATTCAAAATTCGTAGAAGTATTAGCGTCATATAGCGGCACACCGTTTACGTTTGTTCCCACCCATGATGCAGTAGCGGGTTTTCTAATATAATCTATTGTAACGCCACTTTGCTGAGGGTTAGGAGCACTAGCATGCACAACAAAACCTTTTTCATTTTCATAAAATACTGGAAAGCTATTACTAGGCGCGGTTAATGGCGCAGAATTTACTAATAAAAATTCATTTCTATTTAATTTTTGAGCTTTAACAGTTCCTACCCTAATATTACCTAATCTATAAAAATCGGTAGGGTGTGGAAAACCACCATTAGTAAACGTTGTTGTACCTTCCTTAATAAAAGGAGCTATTTTTTCGTTGAGAATGTTGAGCATGTCAGAGAACTCAGTATCATTACCGTGTAGACGACCAAATTGATTGATGTCATAAAAATATTGCTCAAATATGTCCATCTGCGCTTGATTGGCAAATAGATTAAATTCTTGAGGCGTAAGAAAACCTCTTTGTTCTTTATTTAGTATTGCTAATACTCTTGAATAAACAGTATTTACGTTTACGCTCATAATTTTATATTTATTATATAGTAATTAGGCCCCTATAAGAGGAGCCTAACTACTAATTGTCTTATAGTCGTTTTTCAACAACATTCAAAACTTCCATTCCTTCGTCAGTTTTGAAATATGCGGCTAATGCCGAATAAGGGTGTTCATCAAACGGAACCGTCATAATTTTTCGATCGGTATCTGCATAAAAGAAAGTTCGTTGATCATCAGATAATCTTAAAATGCCCATTTCAGTAGCTTTAATACCAATGTTACGCAAATGTACATTTTCGTCATTTGCTAAATCTAAGAACAATTTAGGATTGTTACGTGCAAATACAAGTAAATCACGTTTAAGCTCCTTAGAACTCATCTGTGAAACTGCAGAGCCGTTCTGAACACGCATTATTGCTTCAGCTTCATCAATATCTAAGCTGGTTGCAATATTCATTGCATCAAGTTCCATTTCAATATAATCAACTTGATAAGTTGCAATTGTTTCAGGTTTATATTCTGAAATTAAACCTTTAATCATCATAGGGTGATAGCTAAGAAACTTTTGCAAAGCAACTTTTTCTTTAGGAACTGTAAGTGCTCCATCTCTAAATACTATTCTTCCTAATGTAGCTACTCCTTTTTGCTCATCAACAAATGGAGATTGCTGATTTGTAGCATACTTTAATTCTCTTTGATAACCTTTTTCAGGATCAAACCATAAAAGTGGTCGTTTAGCAGTATGCATAGTTGGTATGGTAAATACAAGAGGTTTACGATTTTGAGTTAACTCATATAATCGGTCTTTATATTCCCATTTAGGTTTTTTAGGCATTGGAGGCGTTGCGTATGATTCTTCCCCAATATTTACAGTAGGCGCTTCTACTGCTACAGGCGTTTGTTTTTTAGCCGGTGCCTTTTTAGCCGGCGCTTTTTTAGCTTGTGCCATGATATAATATGATTAAATAAAAAAAGAATAAAGCCCCCGACCGAAGCCGGGGACAATATTATATACCCGTATAAATTAATTATACAGTTTTCTTCAATAACAAGAAGTTATTTGCTGCTTGAACACATAGTGTACGCTCAGATAAGAAGTGTACATTCATCTCATCAACTGCGCTAGTGAAGTTTCCACCAACTGATCCAGTAATCCAAGACTTCATTCTACGATCTTCAGCTTCTGACGCACGGTAACGTACGTGTAAGAATGGACGAGAAACGTTCTGACCCATGATTTCATCGTATACAGTAGAAGTACCAGCAGGAACTAATACACCTTCAATATCACCAATAGATCCACGAGTTGTAGAATCATTTAAGTATTTCCAATCTGTTTTATAGAAATCGTAAGAACCACGACGGAAACCAGAAAATCCTAAGTTTAGCGCCATATCTTCTTCGTTGTTAAATACACCGTAAGAAGTACCACCAGCACCGTAAGAATTTTGAGCTGCCAACATGTTGTCAATTTCTAAAGACTTAGCACGATCTAAGAAAAGCATGTTTTCTTCAATAGCACCTTGCTTGTCTAATTCAGCAAGAATATCATCAAACTGAGATAAACCACCAGCACCATCAAAATCAGAGTCATTATAAATAAGACCACGTGATTCAATAGCTGCAAACATACCTTCCATACCTTCAGTTGCAGGTGCACCGGCTTGAGTTGAAGAACCAAACGCTTGATTACGAGTATCATTACCACTATCTACGGGAGTACCAACTTTTTCAGCTTCAACCATAGACATTTCTAGATAGTCTTCAAAACGTAAGCGTGCTTCGTGCTCGGACTTTAAGTACCATAAGTAACCACTAGTTCCCATTTCAGTTGTAACTTCAACCCAACCAATTTGAGCAACATCAGAACCTTTTACTTGGTACTTGTCGCGTAAAATGATAGGCTTGTTATCAAACTGAGTAAATGGAGCATCGAATGAGTTACCCACATCGCCAGAACCTTTTCCATATTCAGAACCGTAAACAAAAATGCTAAGAGTGCTACTAGCGTTGTTAAGGTTACCTTGAAGGTTACCATCAACCTCACCATACACAGCGATAGTTGCAGCGTTAGTCGCTGTTGACATAACACGAGCTTTTGATGTAAGAACACCATTAGATACAACTATAGTTTGTCCTGCACCAATCAAGTGATTAGTAGGCAAACCTGTAATTTGAGATGCAGTAACTGTAGCAGAACCGCCTGTACTAACGTTATTAGAGCTTAGCCCTGAGTAAGCGATATGCAAACGACCTTGTTCAGACCATACAACACGGTCAGAAGCCATTGGCATTTCAGCTCCTACCATACGTAAGAAACCAGAAACTGTACGCTTTCCAAAACGCTCAACTTCTTTTTCGTATACCTCAGGAAGGAACTGTTGTGTAAAATCCATCGCGTCTAAAGCGATGTAGTTGTCCCCAAAAAGAGTTTTTGTAGGACGCGGAGTTAGATGCGCTAATGCCGCACCTGAGCTTGCTATTGCCATTTTTAATTAGTTTTAAATGGGTTATTTACTTTTTAAAATTAACGCGAAGCTTTGTACTGCTGGTATCACCGTCGACAGCTCGTATTTTCCACCCATTTGCCGCTGTATATTCTTGATGTGCCCCTCTCGGGCTCATGTCAACGTTCTTTGAGCGCTCAATACTATCTTTCATTGCATCGGCTTTGCCTTGCTCATAAAAGTGTTTTGCAACTTGATCAGCATTCATTGCAGTAAATAAAGATTTATGGTATCCCTTAGCATCTGACATTTCCCCTTTTTCATTCAAGAACTTCTTGACAAAGTTGTTAATGTCGCTTTGGCTACTTTTAACTTTATCTGCATTTTTAACTTTGAACCTATACTTTTTGTCTCCAACTTGATAATCGAAACCTTCGAATTTATCTGAAAACACTTGATCGGTTTTTTGATTAAAAACTTTTGCAACTTTACTAGCCTCTTCGTTTTCTTTATTATAACGATTGAAAAACTCAATCGCTTTCTGTTGTTCAGGGTTCAGATTTGAACCCATCTTAACTTCTTGGTAATATTTAGACTTTAATCCTTCTAAATGATTTTTAGCTTCTGATAAAGCTTGCTTTCTTGCAACTTTTTTACGACGTACTTCTCGCTCGTCATCAATTTCTTCATCAAAAGAAAATTTATCTTCCATTAGAAAAGATATATCTTCAGTGTCTAAGTTTGGATTAGAAGACTGATAGTATTCTCTTAATAACTGATTTTCGTCTAATGAAGCATAATCAGTATTTAATTTTACATAATCTTCTAATGTGCCACCTGTATCATTCATAAAGTCTACAACACTTTGAATGTTTTCAGGTAAAGGCTGACCTGTTTCTTGTGCTTCTTCAATCGCATCCGCAACTTCTTCTTGCACTGCTTCAACAGCTTCTTCAACCTCTTCTTCTATAATTTCTGTTAAAACAGATTCATTTTTTTCAACGTTTTCGGCATTTTGAACTTCTGGTTCTGCAGCTTCAACGGGCTTTTCTTCTTCTCGGGCAGGTTCTTCAACTGGCTGCTCGACGTTTTCTGGCTGTACCTCTTCGCTAACTTCGGGTTCGTTGCGTACAGGAACCTCATCTGTGCTTTGCTTTTGAAGGGCATCTAAATTAACTTTAATGGTGCCATCGTCTGCAACGTTAGCCACCGGGTTAGTAGTTTCTTCACTCATGATAAAATATTATATAATTATATACTGTTATTATTACTTAGGATCGAAGGTACCTAAACCGAAACCACCTCCAAGTATGTCATTACCCGCTGACTCAAAGTTCTTTGGGGCTGACTGGTTTTGTCTTTGTTCTATTAATTCGCTTTGTTGAGTAGCTTGAATTTTTGTTCTTTCGTCTTTGCGGTCTTCTTTTTCTTGCTCTTTAGATTTTTGACCCTCAACCTCAATGCCTTTAAGTTGCATGTTATAATTAAACTCAAGAGCCATAAGTTCTTTCTTAGCATTAACCTCAGCTTGCATTTTTTGCTGATCCATTTGTGCTTTAAGCTGCTCTAATTGAACTTTAGTTTGGAATAGTGCTTGATCTTTTTGTACTTCTGCTTGAGCTGCAACTTGTTGCGATTGCGCATTTGCTTGTGCCTGAGCCTGTATATTTTGCTGTTGCATTGCTTGATCACGTTGTTGCTTTTGCTTTCTACGAACTTTAAGCAATTGATTAGCAAGCTTTAAATTTTTAACTTCTCTAATATCAATAGCATCTTCTAAATCTATAAGACTTGCGGAAAGAGCTGTTTGAATATTATTTTCTAGTCTAGCCTTTTCTTCTTCGTCAGGCATTAAATCAATAAATATTCCAAAGTCATGTAAATGCAAGTCATCTAATTCTTGTAAAATACCAACGTTAAACCCGCCTATTTTTTGAATAAAGCTTTGTTTACTAGGGCTATATTCTAAAACGTCTGAAATTCTTAATGATAAACCTTCTGCTAATTGCGCAGTTAAATACAAGCCAGAATCAAGTATATGTCTTGTAGCTGTGTTAGAATTAGCCGCTGCTAATTTTTGCACACCAACTAAAGCTCTTGAATCAGGCATAGACCCATCACGCGCTTCATTAAGACCCGTAACGTCACGAATCATTTGCAAGTAATAGTTATAAGTCTGTATAAGAGTTTGTAGTTTTTGTCCGCCTGATCCTGTTTGTAAAGGTTGAATAGGTACTTTACCAGGATTCATATCACCTTCTTGCGTAAACGAACGGCCAATAACAGAACCTGTTTGGAAGAACATGTTTAAGGCTTCTTGCGGATTATAATTTGTACCGTTACCCAAATCAATTTCAGCAAGACCATCTGCGTCAAGATATACGCCATCTGGCATCATCTTTTGCATAACTTGCTGCATTTTTAAATGCGTAAGCTGAATCATATCAGCAAAACCTGTACATCTACTTACTAAAGATTCTATACGGCCTTTGTACATACGTGGTGCTACAATACCGTAATTCATTTTTACTTTTGTCTGATCAGACTTAGGGCGCATCATATTTTTAGAAAGCTCCCATTTTAAAAGTATATCAGATTCCATTAATAAAACACCTTCGTATACGACTTCTAAAGAACGAGAAAGTTTTCCATATTCATTTTCAAAAGATTCAATAGGCGGATCAAATTGATCGTCTCTTGCTAAAACTTTTGTTGCACCTGTAGCTGTTTCTTTAACTTTATAAACCTCATTCATATAAGTTTTATAATTAAAGTAAAGAATGTTTACAGAATTAGAATCGTATTCACGGTTGTTATTAATTGAAACGTTATAATTATTTTTCGCGTAATGCGTTCCTTTTTGTTTTATTTCTTCTAATAACTCTTGTGTTAAATCTGGAAATTGTTTTTTAAGCTCTGATATTGTTACGCTTTTTACCTCGCCTACATAATATATATCATCAAAATAAGGCGATTCAGTATAAGAGTATACTAAATTTGCTGGATCAACGTATTCAATTTTAATGCCCTCAGCAACATTAAAAACATTTTTAACAGAAGCTATACCTATAGTTGCTAAGTCATAGTATAATCTTCTTTTAGTTAGATCATAATTATTACTATCTAAAAGAGTGTTAATTGCTGTTTCTTCAGCTATTTCTATACCTTGCTTATAGTCAAGCTGCATGTGTAGCTGTAACTCTTCTTGAGATGCTGGTAATTTTCCAGGATCGTTTTCAAAAAGATTAATACCAAACTCTTGCTCAACATATTCATTAAGATCTTTAGTTTGAATATCTCTTACAATAGATTCTAAATATTTGCTTCTTTTTTCTACACCGTAAGGGTCTTGAGAATATGCTTTAACATCAAAAGAACGATCGGCAATACCATTTACTACAATATCTACAAACTTAGATAATATAGGTACCGGCTTCCAATCTAAGTTTAAATAAGATAAATCACCATTAACTGATAACTCGTCTTTATACTTTTGTATAGGCTGCTCGCCTCTTGAATATAATCTTAGATTATGGAAAGTATGTTGATTGCTATTATACCTTGTGTCACCAGTTCTACTAGTAGCAAACCATTCGTTTTGAATAGCTCGCCCCACTTTAAGACCATATTCATATGACATTTTTTCTTGGTCACTAGCAACTTGGCTTGGAAAGTAAGTACCTGTGGTATAGGATTTTGCCATGTTATTTTATTATTGTTGAATTAAAACCACTTTGATTATATCTAGCAATCTTGAGGTTTAATTTTGTTTTTTGTTGTTGTCCAATTGGTCTATATAAATCTTTGTGACATGCCATAATTGCAAGTCCCGAACTAATAGCCGCATCATACTTTGTTCTATTATTCATATCAAATTTAGACCAATCATTTAACGTGTCGTTAAAATACATTGTACCGTATTCTCCTTCAGCTATTTGACCAACATGTTCATTGATATACATTTCTATAGCTGCCGCATGAGATTGTTTCATATCCATGCTTGAGTTTGGAATACCTCCAATTTCTTTTTCAGTTACGGAAAGCTTGTTCCATAATCTGTCAGGTCGGTTCATCGAATAACCTCTATAGCCTCTACGCTTAAAATGATAGAGTAATCTAGGTTTGTTATTCTCAGCAAGTATAGGCATTCCGTAAAATACGCACGCCATTAGTACGTCTTCGAAAAATATCTCTGCTGTTTGAGGCCTAGCTATATATTCTAAAAAGAATGAACTAGGTGGCGCATCTTCCATTGTAAACTTTGTAAGTCCATGTAATGCACCTTTAGAGCCCTTGCCGTCAGTCGTTCCTGAAATATCGTAACTATCACAACCAAAAGCACCTATGTGTTCGTTGGCTGGATATTTAATACCGTTCTTGGTCACCCACTTATTTTGCAAATGCAAACCAGGAATCCATGATATTTTAAATCTTCCCTGTGGGCTTGGTGTAAATACTACACTAGTATCTTTTACGCCATTAAGCCATTGAAAATTACCCTGAGTTATAGTATTACTATTACGCAGATCTTGGTTATAATCAATTTGTTCGTATATTTTTGCTAAGTTAAATATACTATTTTTAGTTTCATCTCTAAACGCATGGTCTTCTGTACGAGGAAACTGTCTGTAATATTCGTTTAAAGCGTCTTGATCTTGTTTAAGACCTTCAACTTCGTTTTCCCAATAGTTTATAACGCCTTGCTCAATAACATCACCCCATGGATCAACGACTTTTTCTTTAGGATCGCTAAACACCGGTTGACCATATTCATCAATAAAACCTTCATAGTTCCATTCCATAGGTATAAACAAAGAATATAAACCAGACTTCGTTTGCCCATTAGAATTACGTTTAGTTACATCTGAATCATTGTATAACTTTTTAAAGTTATCGCCGCCTTTATCTAAAGCATTTGATGTTGAACCCATCATACACTTACCTATAATACGTGCACCAAGTCTTAATGTTGTTTTGGTAACTCTCCAGTTGTTGAGTATGTTATCTGGTCTTTCCCACTTACCACTTTCGTCATGGACAAGCAGCTTAAGCTTTTCGCCATCGTAAGAGTTGTCGCCAGTGTTTTTCCAGTCAATTGTTGTATCAAGTCCCTCAAGCTCTATTCTTTTTTCTTGCGTCTGTATGGATTTTCTAGTGAGCTTAGAAGCCGGAACTCTATAAGCAAGTTCGGTCTTTGGCCGATCCATACCGTCCTGGATAGGTTTGAAGAAAAAAGGATAATTAACCGAGATGGGTACAACCTTGTCGGTAAACATTTTTTTGGCATCTGCACCGCTTTTTGATAAGATACCAAATCTTGAGTCACTTGATATGGTTGCCATATTGACGGTTTCACCTGATGCCATAAACGAGAATCCACTCCGTCTATTTTTAAGATAGCACATTCCGTAGCTTCTAACATCAGCCTTACATGCTTCCCAGAATATAAAGAAGAGTCTATTTGCTTCTCTATAGTCGGGGTTTCCAACATCAATCTTTGACCATTGCAAGTACATGTAATGAGTACCAGTAATATAAGTTGGTACGTTTTTATTGTAAAACCAATAACCTGCATCCCGTCTGTTAAATTCTTCGTCTATATATGCTTCCCATCTGCTTTTAAACGCTTCCGGATATGTTTGCCAATCAAATATACTTTTGATATTTTTAAGCTCCTTAGGATAGCTAGAAATAACCCATTTGTTTTCGCCCTTTTTTAAATTTTTTGGCTCCGGCGGCAATGCTATACACAAATTTTGTATTTCAATGATTTCACCAATCTGACCCGTCTTGCTTATTACAATAATATCATGTTCTTTATTATAACCGTATTGCCAAGACTTTGATCTATTTAAGCGTTTTATAGTTGTAAGCTTTACAGGCTCTACAACTTTTACTAGATTTTGTTCGTACATTATCTAGATCTTTTTTCAGCAAACCCTTTAAAAGCTTCTTTTTTAGTTTCTTCTTTAGGTTTGTTTTCAAGAATACGCTGTTCTTCTTCAATACGTGTAAGTATTTCAAAAGCATCAAATATTGCAAGCTTTTTAGTTGCCGCTGCATTTTTTAATCTATCAGCGGATACATCATCTTCTGTATTAGTAATGATTTTTTCTTCCGCTACTTTAATTAATTCATCAACTGCTTTGCGACCAGCTAGGATTATATTCTTCTTCGTTTCCTTGGTATTCATATTTAATTGTAATTTTATTTGTAGGAACACGATATAATCTTTCTCCCTCTATATTGAATTCGTATTCCATACCAGGTTTAAAACCTACCAAATCGTTTTTTTCAAAACCTTCGTCCGCATATTTAATAATACCTATGCCAGCTTTTTCGTGCTCTAAAGAAAACTTATCTTTATTAGCTATTGGTTTTATAAAACAATAACCGTCAACGCAACACCAATTATTATCTTTTTTATAAGCATATATTTGATCAGGCTGTGCGAAAAATAAATCTTCATTATAATAAGATTTACTATTTTTTTCTTCGCCTCTTACATCTCTAAATCTTCTAAAAACATTATGATGTAATATTACCTCATTGCCAACTTGTATATTTGTAGCTACAGCAATAGGTAGTGCAGTAATAACGCCTAATCGGCTTGTGTAATTATGGTTTTGAACTTCTGTATTTAAAAGCAGCTCTTTGCCGTCTATTTCTTTTTTAGCTGATGACCTAGATGTTTTAGGGCGCACCATAAAGTTAAAGACGCTCTTCATTAGTAGTTTAAATCATATTCAACAGAAACTGCCATGTTTTTATTAAAATCTTTCCATAGCATTACGTTGTCTTGCTTTTGAATATAAATAGAATACTTTTCGTTTTCTTCTATAATATTAACAATAGTATGACCGCCATAAACTTCTTGACCTACAGAATAATGCATTGCATCATTTTTATAGTCTTTACCAATACTTATTTTTCTAATTACTTGCATGGCTAAGACCTCCCGTCATTAAGTCAATTTCTTGACCGTCGTATTTTTTTTCAAGTAATTGCTTTTCTACTTGTAATTTACTAATTAAGCCTTGAGCATCTATTATAGCTCTTTGCTTTTGCATTTCTATTGCACCAATTGCTAACTGCGCTTGGTTAATACGACTTACTAAAGTCTGTAAAGACTCTAGTTCTTTTTTAGTTACTTTTTTCATTTAATTAAATTGTTATTTATTATTTATCCTAAATTATAATATCCATTAATATTATTTTGTATTGCTTGAAAATCTTCGTCGGTAATATCATTTGTATTAAACACTATTAATTCACTGCAACTCATTTGAGAATTATCCGACGGAGAGCTACCTTCTATTCTACCAACAACGGTTTGATCAAGCATACTTTGCGGATCAGTTCCAGTGCCTAAATTAATTAATCCAGAATCTGTTCTGCCGTTCACAACAACTCTAGAATTAGTGCCTCCTTTCATTTTTATAGCAAGTTGAAATAATGTATCTGCCGTATTGCCACCGCCAATTGCAAAAGCATTACCAAAATTAACTTCGATACGACCAACGTCGCTAGTTCGTACAAAAGCGGGAGTATCATCGCTTTCATGAAAGCTTAAAAGACCTTTACTATTTTCAACTACATCTAATCTATAAACAAAAAATATAGCGTGCGGTGCGTCGCGATCCGGCGTGTTCTTTTTAACAAGATCATTACTTCCGTCAAATTTCATTATTGGTCTACCATTAGCTTTAAGAATAGCTCCGCCAACAGCTATTTTTGGTTGTTTACCGGTTCCTGCTTGTACTAAATCTCTGCTATTACCGCTTTGATCGATCCATGTTTGAACAAACCCTGTGCTACTGCCACAATGACTTAATATAGCCGCTTCGTTTAAATTGCCAAATGCATCAAATCCTATATCTACAGTTTCACTTTCGCCGTCTTTTCTAAGCTTTATGCAATTACCTGTATAGTCATCTTTTACCTTTCGCAAACCATATACGCCATAATCTCCAGCATAAGCAACTAGTTTGCCTATTGGTGGGGCAATTTGTGCATTATTAATGTCTTTGGTATGTGATATACCAATCTTGCCGCCAATTTTCATTATGATATAGCTAAAATATCAGTAGCTGTTGTCGCTGTCTTTACATGAGTCACAGCAATAGGTAAAAAAGTACCAGAAGGTACATTTTTAAATACTACATCTGTAGCGCTATCGGCCATTGTAACCGTTAAATCACCACCTACACCAACGTATAAAGCGCTTGTTGGCGTTAAAGCGTTGGTATTATGCGGGCTAACAGCAACTGCTGCCGTTGCAAAACCTGTAGTCGTTAAATTTGCCATTTTATATTTTTATTTTTTTAATTAACAATTCCATCTGCGGCGCGCAGCACGGCCACGTTCGCTTTTCCAGCTTTTAGAACGTGCACAAAACGCTTTACGGCGTTTAGCAGCCTTACTTCCTGGTTTTAACTTAGAAGGAGGTGTAGTAACAGCTGTTTGCAGTTTACTGCCTGGATTATCTTTTTTATATTTTTCTACGCCTTTTTTAGTCATTCCACCGCCAGCTGCAGCACCTGTACCTGTAGGTTTAGCTTCATTATAATACCCTAATGACTTTTTACGCGAAGGTGCACCTCTGCTTTTTCTCTTTTGTAAAGGAGAATCAGTATCTGATTTTATAACAAATGGATTTGAACCTTGTGTATATGCCATTTTATTTACTTTTAAAGTAAGATTTTTTCATTGGGCTAGATTTTTTCATGCCCACAGCATTTGCTTCACGATCAAGCATTTTAGCAACTGGTGGCGGAGTTTTTTCTGTAGTTTTTTTGCCACCTAAATTAACTTTAAGATCTGGGTCCACATTTTGTAAATTGCTTATAACAGTTTGACCGGCGCCAGTTCCTACATCACCAGGTTGCATGTCTCTAAATTGCTTAGTATTATCTACAGCTGAAAAAGCTTCACCTTTTTTTCTACCTTGATTACGCTGCTGCTGTTGCATGTTTGAGCTACCAACTTGCAATGCTTCTTTTGTAACACCGTATCTTGCTTTAGTAAGAGCATCATATCCTTTAGCATCAATGTCTCCCGTAAACTCACCTTGATAATTACCTCTTTTAATATCTCTTTTTAAATCACGCTTTTCTTTACCTGTTAGATTACGTGTTTCAAATTTTGCTAATCTTCTTAAATCAGCACGCGCACCACGACGAACATCAGTTTCGCTTTGACGAGCTGTTCTTTGATTTTGTCTATTATGCCAAGGGCTAATGCCTGTAAAGCTATCTTGCATTTGAGGAGTAACCTGCTCTTTTTCTATTTCGCCAGGTGTACCCGGTGTTTCAGTTACAACCTCTGTTGGTGCTGCTCTAATGCCACGCTTTACTTCATTTTCATAGCGTCTTTCGCGTTGTTCTGGTGTTTCGTTTTTTAAATATTCTTTCCAAGCTTCATTACCCATTCCACTTGCATCTTTGCCAATAATATCGCCTGGCTTTTGCGTTACAATTCTTTCACCCGCTGAGCCTGGCGTTTCTTTACTTTTTTCAAGTTGTACTTGCTTTAACGGTGATACTTCACCTACATGCAATATTGGTTGCGCATGTGGATCTTTCTTTATTTGTCTATTATCTCTTAATCGACTAGTTACGGGTTTACTTTGCATAATATTATTCTTTATCGCCTTCTTGATTTTCATCTAAATTAGCAGCCTCACATCCTTCTAAAGTTGGTGTTTGTTTACACATTTCAGGAGTAGGCTTAACATCTTCTTTACCGGGTGCTGGAACCGCTGTGCTAGGAGCAGGTGGTTCTGGCAAGTCTAATTTTTTAGTAAAATCACCTCCCGCGGCTTTTTGTTGATAGGCACCAATTACAGCCATTGCTGGATTTAACTTAAAAGGCGAGCTTTTTGCTCTTTGAGTTATAGGTTTTACTTTATTCATTTTGTTTCTTCATAAGCCTCTTTTTCCCAAGGCAGGTTATGTGCTCCTTCAAGCATATCTTCACGCTTAAACACTTTCATTGGAGATTTAGTATCACGCTTCCATGTTATCTTGTCATTATCATATGACAATCTACCTTGGCCCATTTGTTTTAAATGCACCTTTTCGTGCTCTACCGCTTCGTTTATTTTATCTTGAGATAAACCTTTTTGTACGAAAATAGTTCCGTCTCGGTTGGCCTCCCCTTGAATACCGTCTTCTAATTTTTTTTCAAAAACAGGTATGCCGTGTTCTGACGCTTCTTTATTAATGCCGAAAAGATCACTTTTATCTTTAAGCTTAAACATTATCCACAACCGCAGCCACAGCCACTTTCTTTTTTAAAATATACACTTGGAGTTTTACCACCAGCATCTATTGTTACTTCCTGATTTTTAGGAGCAATTTCTGGTCTAGCTTTTGCACGCTGAGTAATAGGAGTGGGGTACATCATCTATCTTTATCTTTAATCATATCATCTATAGCTTTATTATAAACTTTATCTGTATATGATTTATTTTTATAAAACTTGCTTGTAGTTCCCGTAGGAATATCTTCTTCGCCAAGCATTATATTATACATTCTTGTTATGAGGCGCTTACCTTTTGTGGAAACTTTAAAAACACTATACTTAATAGTGGTTCGGTTTCTATGACGCCAGGTGTCTATCCACCCTTGTTGTCTTAACCTATCCCACCGTTTTTTATCCCAAGCATAAGTGTAAGTGCCCTCTATAAAATCATTACGTGTAAATCTGTCTTTGCAATCTAAATAGATAAGTAACTCTAGATCAGCATCTAAAATATCATAAGTTTTACAGGCCCATTTTCTAACAAGCCTGTAATACTTAAACAAATTTATATCCCGTAAATCTTCGGGTGTTAGTCTCATTCTACAATAACAATATCGCCAAGAGTAATAACATGATAAAACTCATCTTGCCATTCTATGCCATGACCAGCGTGTTTATCATAACGTATAATATTGCCAGGCTCTATGCCCTGTACTTTATCACCAACACTTACAACTTCAGCTTTTAAATACCTAATATCTTTGTTTTGGTCTTCGGTAAGCTCTAGACCACCAACTTTTTTAGGGGCCTCTTTAATCTTGCGAATAACTATAAAATAATTAATTGCCTGCATCGCGTCCTCTTTTTAATGATCGCTTAGCAGCTTTAGCTAATTGAGCTTGTTGTGTTTTACCCATAACTTTCGCACGCTGTTCTAATACAGTTAATATTTGTATTTTACGTGCATAAGGCTTATTAATATTTCTAACCTTAGATATAGTTTCTTTAGCATCTTGTACTGTAGCAAACTTAATGCTTACAGTATCTTTAGGGTTTTCATCAGTATATAAGCGTCTTCCGCTTCCTTTAGGCTTTTTGCCTGTACCAGTTTTAGGATCTGCCATTTTCAATTCTTACATTAGAAATTATACAATCTGCAGACATAATCGTTGTAGCTACGCTTACTGCATTTTTAAGCGCTGTTTTAGTTACCAATACAGGATCAATAATACCTGCTTTTACCATATTTACAACTTTACCAGTTTTAGCGTCTACGCCTTTATTCTTACCGACTATAGGTTCATTAAGTAAAATGCCTGCATTTTCCATTATAGTATCGAACGGAGCACGTATTGCTGTTAAAAGCGCGGTGTGCCCTGCATCCGTAGACTTAATTTTTTGCGAAGCGTGCAATAATGCAGTACCTCCGCCAGGCACAATACCTTCTTTTAAAGCCGCTTGCACAGCGTAGATTGCATCTTCTACACGGTCTTTCTTTTCTTTTAGCTCGACTTGCGAGTCAGCCCCAACGTATACGACCCCGACACTGCCGGAAAGCATGGATAGCCGTTGTTCGAGTTTGGACTTAAAGAACCCGTTAGTTTCTTCGCTGATTTTTTTACGCACTTCTTCAATACGTTCTTGGAGTGCTTCCCTGTCGACATCTGTTTGTAAAACTGTATTTTTATTATTAGTAACTGCTTTTATAGCGGATCCTAAAACAGACGGGTCGATCAGGTCTAAATCATCGCCCAATTGCTCATTGATAATGGTAGCGCCAGTTAATAATGCTAAGTCTTCAATGGTGTCTTGCTTTGTAGGTCCGAAGCCGGGTGGATCAATAATATTAACTTTAATATTTCCTTTTACCTTGTTTGCTAATAGCGTTTGGTAAGGCTGTTGTTCCACATCCGCTACAATAAGCAGCGCGCGATTATTTTTAATCGCATATTCTAATATAGACTGAATACGTCTAATGTTAGGTATCGGTGACGTTACTATAAGCACTAATGGGTTATCAAGCTCTGCAACACCTTTATCTTTATTAGTTACAAGGTGTGGCGACTTAATACCAGAATCAAATTGTGTACCCTCAACAAAATCAACATACGTTTCATTTGTTTCGGATTCTTCCATTAAAACGACACCATCTTGTCCAACTTTGCTGAAAGCTTCGCCAATCTTGTCTCCGAGCTCTTTGTCGTTATTACAGCTAATGTATGCAACTTGCTGCAGCATTTGATCAGCAACCGGTATACTGGAATTAGTAAGATGTACGCTAATTTTTTTAGCACATGCTTCAATGCCTTCTTTAATGCTTCTAACTTCTGTTTCATTTTTTACTTTATTGTATTCACTTAAAATAGCATGGGCAAGCACGGTAGCAGTTGTTGTACCATCGCCTGCCTCACGCACTGTATTGGCTGCGGCCTCTTTAATAAGAGTTGCGCCTATATTCTCGACCGGATCGTGTAAGACTACGCTTTCCGCAACGGTTACACCGTCTTTTGTGATGACCGGCCGGCCCAAAGCGTCTTCGTAGATTACACATTTACCTGAAGCTCCTAAAGTGGACTTCACTGCGTCTGTCAACTTATTGACGCCGGACATAATTTTTTCGTTGGCAGTATTGCCAAACGTAAGATCTTTAACGATCTCGCTGGGATTATTGTATTGCATTGTATTAAATTAAATTAGTTTTTGTTTACTCGAATGTTTTAATAACCTTAGGTCCTTGAACAAATTCGAGTCTTTTTACATAGTGCTCAATCGATTTATCAATTGCTGATTCAGCACCTTCAACTGTTTCCCTGCGAGTTACATCTTTCCAGGAATCTTCCCAATTAAGCTCTGTTTGATAGAACCCGTTAGGTAGTTGAACAATTCTCCAGTTTTTCTTTTCCGAAGCATGCTCCCAGAAGGATTTGGTTTCTTCGGATATTTTTTGGTTGCCACCTGATGTAGTGGCAGTACGGTAATAAAAAGTCATTTGGTTTTTATTTTAGTTAATAAAGGTTAATAAACAAGCGAGCCGAAACCCGCCTGTTATAAGGTTATATTAATTGCTTAAGCTATTGCGATTACTTCTACAGTATTTGAAGCTCCTTCTGAAGCAAAAATTTTGCGTATTCTTAATGTATGAGCTGTGGCTGCTGCTACTGATATAGTTAATCCTGTTCCGCCTTTATGTAATGCATCGCAGCTACTATCTACAGCTATGTTAGTTGCATTGCTGCTTCTATTTATGAAGCTAACATCAAAACTGGCGCCTTCAACTGCAAGGTCTAATCCCGATATTAAATTTGTTGCGTTATCTAATGTAAAAGTTTGAGATGCGTCACCAGGATTAACCTGTACAATCCCAGCCGATAACTCAGCCGCTGTTAAAGTTGTGCCAGCTGTTTCAGCATGTGGTTTTGTTTGAATAGGGCGTGCTGCAGTAATGACGTCATTTACTGTCTTCCCTTGATAATTTTGAAAAGGCGTTTTGTCCACCAAGTCTGAACCGCTACGGTGAACAACTATAGCGCTTTGGCCTTTTATCGCTTCTAATGTGTTTGCCATTTTGTTTAATGTTAAAATTTATAAATTTTTATATTATAATTACTTGCGCATCATCTTAGTTAAGTCTTTGGTCTTACCTTCGCTACCCATTGAGGATCCAAACCAGTAACCATAGACGTCGCCAAGCGTTCTAAGGAAAAAACCACTAAATGTAGTAATCAATCCTTTTTGCACCTCGGTAAGTACCGACCAGTCTAATATATCTGTAAAGATAGCGAAAGCTAAACCAACGGCTATAGCCAATGTGATATAAGTTAATATATCAGGGGTAGACTTTGATTTACCCAGCTCCCGTGCTGCGTTTCTATCTTTTATTTCTTGTTCATAGGCTTCTTTAATAAAAGCCTTCTTTTCTTCTGGTGTATCAATAAACTTATCTGCAACCTGTACAGCCTTGTCTATTAGCGAGCCACTAGCTCCACCGATAATCTTATTTAATATTCCCATTACTTTTTATCTTTACCAAGACGTTTTCTTACGATGTCTTGAGTTTTACGCATTTTAGCCGCATACTGCGGATCTTTATTACGTCTGAATATAATCTGTTGGTTAAGGCTACTTATAATTCTTGATAGGTTACCGTCGCGAGAACTAATCAACCAGCTTGCTAATGCAGGTGGCGATAGCTTTTTAAACTTACCCTCTGCATCAGGTGCTTTAGAATCTTTAAACTTACCCATTTTCTTTTTAAATGGTGACTTAAAAGCCGGAGCTACATCTTTATAGTTTTCACCAAAATATATAGCGTCCTCAGGGCGGTCAAAACGTATAGCCTCATCCATTCTAGGGCCTGTCATTTTTAATTTACCTTTTACATTTTGTATGCTAGGAATAGCGTAGTCGCCGTAACTACCCATAAGATGGGTACCTGTTTTGCCATCTTTAAATTTATATGAATTATCAGGTGGTACAATCATTCTCTTTATAGCGGGATTATCACCGAATTCGTTCTCCAATGCAATACGGGCTTTCATCATACCTGTCATGCCATGATCTTGTTTTTTCTTTCCGTTTTTTTTGCCCTTTTCTTTATGAAGAGACGATCCTTTCATTTTGAATGCCATTATCCTTCTTTTTTAGTACCCATACCGTCATTACCACGGTTAGCGGCTACGGTTTTAAATTTACGATCTTTATGGTCGTAGTCTTTGCCATCTATATTTTTACCCGCTTTTATAGCAGCTCTACGCAACCTCTGATTCTCCGCACGCTTCTTCTTTCTAGCAGGTGAGTTAGCATAAGCCAAATCACGCGCAGCCTTATCACGACGCGCCTGAGGAGATAACACCTGCTTTAACGGCGATCCCAACTGCTTTGGTCCTATACCTTTCCTCATAGTTTATTTATTTTTTTAACCTATTACCGCCTCTAATTATCGGCTTTTGTAATTTCTTGTTCTTCGTAAGAGATGGGTAACTTTTTCTAGTAGCTTCTCTTGAAGCTTCTAAACTCCCATACTTATCAATAGCGTTTTTTTCATACTGCTTAGCTCTAGCTGGATTGTAGGACGAATCGTAGTATTCTCCAGTTGCCGCATTGTAAATATCTGTAAACACATTAGGGTCATCTTTTTTTGCCTGCGGTTCCGCTCTTTTCATTCTCTTTTGCGGTTCCATTCTTTTCATTCTCTTCGTTTGTTTCAACGGAGAACCTAAAGCTCTAGGACCTATACCTTTTTTCATAATTCATATTTTATACATATCATAATTACACACATCGTAATCTTCCTAAAAGTCTATATCCCAACGGGATTTTTTTTGTCAGATATATGAAACGAACGGGTTACTGCTATACATATTACACATACCCG